ATATCATTGAATACGACGGGCAGGATTGGTTGGTTGTATTTGACAGCACCACTGGAACTAATGTACAATACACTACAAATATCACAACAGGGTTGCAATATCGGTGGACCGGTAGTGAGTGGGTCAAAAGTTATGAAGGTCTTTATCCGGGTGGCGAATGGAGCATAGTTCTGTAAATGCAGTAGGAGTTTGGTTTTATAGTTTTGATACTCAACGCTATCTATATCTCATGCGCAACGATCCTAAAAATCCAAACACATGGGGATTACCCGGAGGCAAAGTCGAAGCTAACGAAACTCTTATGGACACCATCACAAGAGAGTGTACCGAAGAGCTGGGATTCATGCCCGATTACTTGAGATTGGTCCCACTGGAAAAATTTACCAGTACTGATAATGTATTTGTTTATCATACATTTTTTTGCTGTATATCCGAAGAATTTATACCACGACTCAACTACGAACATCTGGGCTACGCATGGATGAACAGTTCAGTATTGCCAAAACCCATGCATCCCGGACTATGGAGTACTGTAAATTTTGACATTGTCCAACAAAAAATTGCCACAATCAAAGATGTAGTTCACTCTGCACAATAAAATAAACGGGCAATTTGCCCGTTTATTTTGACTATTACAATCTTCCTACTACCACTGTTATGATTCCTATTTCGTCAGAATCGTAATCCTCCAGTGCTTTACCAACAATTGATCCAGGTTGGTACCTGTCGATATCCAACACAGTAGCCACACCGGGAATATCACTTGATACTAGTCGATCACCTTTCTTAATTGTGCCAAATACATAACACGGCACTCGACCTGTTAATGCTACGCTGGTGACAAAAGGTCCTTCTAGCCCCGAGTTCATGAGATAAGCAGGATCAGTTGATACTACTCCGGCTATACGTACACTGTGACTTGTGATCGTGCGTGTGACTTCTTGTACGCCTCCAAACTCAAGCAAGGTTCCTGGATCATATTCTGCATCTGCTGCGTACCGTTCTGCCAAGTCAGCGTACAATGCTGTAGTAGCAGTACCAACAAAATTAGTTGTTGTCATTGTCTTGGTACCAGGATTATAAATCAATCCAGCATTGTCTGCACTTGCAGCAACACTAGATCCAGTTGTAGATACAAACACAGGGTAATAATTTGCATTATTTTCTACATCGGTAGCATTTATATTGGTTTCGCTACCAGTAGCTCCTTGTGGTCCTTGTGGTCCTTGTGGTCCTTGTGGGCCCGGTACCGCACTACCTGCACCAGTTGCACCGTTAGGTCCTTGTGGTCCTTGCGGTCCTTGTGGACCGGTTGCGCCTGTTAAACCAATAGGTCCTTGGGGTCCAGTTGCTCCAATGGGTCCAATGGGGCCTTGTGGTCCTTGCGGTCCTCGTGGGCCTTGTGGTCCACTTGCACCAGTTGCACCTATTGGACCTCCGGATGGGCCTTGCGGTCCTTGTGGTCCTGTTAATCCGCTGGCACCAGTTGCGCCTGAGCCAGTTGCTCCTTGTGGGCCTTGTGGTCCTTGTGGGCCTCCTGCTGGTCCTTGTGGTCCTTGTGGTCCACTAGCGCCGGTTGCACCTGATCCAGTTGCTCCTGCTGGGCCTTGTGGGCCTTGTGGTCCACGTGGTCCTTGTGGACCTTGTGGTCCAGGAATACCGCTTGCACCTGACGCACCTGCACCAGTTGCACCTGTGGGTCCTTGTGGTCCTTGTGGTCCTTGTGGGCCTCCTGCTGGGCCTTGTGGTCCTTGTGGTCCACTAGCGCCAGTAGATCCAGAACCTGTTGCTCCAGCAGGGCCTTGTGGTCCTTGCGGTCCTGTTGCTCCGCTTGCTCCGGTTGCACCTGCACCAGTGGCACCTTGTGGGCCTTGTGGGCCTTGTGGGCCTTGTGGCCCAGTTGCACCCGATGCACCAGTTGCACCTGCACCGGTTGATCCCTGTGGTCCTGTAGGTCCTTGTGGTCCTTGTGGTCCGCCTGCTGGACCAGTAGATCCTGTTAGTCCAGTAGCACCATTTGGTCCTTGTGGTCCTTGTGGTCCACGTGGTCCAGTTGACCCTTGTGGTCCTTGTGGTCCTGTAGTACCTGTTAGACCATCGCGGCCTGTTGCACCAGGAAATCCTTGTGGTCCTTGTGGTCCTGTTGCTCCCGATGCACCTGTGGCACCTGCACCTGTGGCTCCAGCTGGTCCTTGTGGTCCTTGTGGTCCTGTGGCACCTGATGCACCTGTGGCACCTGCACCCGTAGCACCCTGTGGTCCTTGCGGCCCTTGTGGTCCTGTTGCGCCGCTAGCACCTGTTGCACCCGTAGGTCCTTGTGGTCCACGCGGGCCTTGTGGTCCTGTTGCACCCGATGCACCTGTAGCACCTGATCCTGTTGCTCCAGCTGGTCCTTGTGGTCCTGTTGCACCCGACGCACCTGTTGCTCCTGCACCAGTTGCACCAGCTGGTCCTTGTGGTCCTTGTGGTCCCGTAGTACCTGTTAAGCCTGACGCACCTGTAGCACCAATAGTGCCGGTAGATCCTTGTGGGCCTTGTGGTCCTTGTGGTCCACTTGCACCTGTTGCACCGTTTGTGCCGGTAGATCCTTGTGGGCCTTGTGGTCCTTGTGGGCCGCTGGCACCAGTGGCTCCAGAACCTGTAGCACCAGGCGATCCTGTTGGTCCTTGCGGACCAGTGGGACCAGAAGATCCTGCAAATCCGCTGGCACCAGTAGCACCAACAGGTCCTACAACACCGCTGGCACCTGTTGCTCCATTTGTTCCTGTTGATCCTTGTGGTCCTTGTGGTCCTGTTGCACCTGATGCACCTGTTGCTCCATTTGTTCCTGTTGATCCTTGTGGTCCTTGTGGTCCTTGTGGGCCAATTGCACCTGTTGAGCCTGTGAGTCCAGTGGCACCAGACAATCCAGTAAGTCCACTGGCACCTGTGGCACCTGATCCTGTTGCTCCAGTTGGTCCCTGTGGTCCTTGTGGTCCAGTTGCACCACTGGCACCTGTGGCACCATCTTCTCCGGTAGATCCAACGAATCCCTGAGGACCACGTGGGCCTTGTGGGCCTGTGGCTCCATCTAGGCCACTTGCACCCGTAGCACCTGTGGCACCTGTAAGACCAGCAGCACCAGTGGCTCCTTGCGGGCCTGCAATTTGACCCACATTTTCCCAAAGAGCTCCGTCGTATACCCATAAATTACCAGTGGCTGTATCAATAACACCATTTCCGGCCACTGCACTGGGGAAAGCAGCATTTAGTGTGGTTTGAGGATTGCCAGGGGGTGCTACATTAACATCGGGCACTGATCCGATAATGGTAACGGAAGTTCCGGCAGGTCCTTGCGGTCCTTGCGGTCCAGTTGATCCAGTTAAACCAATAGGTCCTTGTGGTCCTTGTGGTCCTGTCAGGCCGCTGGCACCAGTGGCACCAGTGAACCCAGATACTCCCTGTGGACCACGCGGTCCTTGTGGTCCGGTAGCGCCGGTGGCACCTGCTCCGGTGGCACCTGTAGCTCCGTCCGAGCCAGTAGCGCCTGCACCGGTGGCACCTTGTGGTCCTTGTGGTCCACTAGCACCTGTGGCGCCTGTGGCACCTGCTCCGGTGGCTCCATCCAACCCAGTGGCTCCAACAAATCCTGTTGCTCCGGTGGCTCCGTTGAGTCCAGTAGATCCTTCTAATCCAGTGGCTCCATTTTGTCCTGTATCACCAGTTGCGCCGGTGATTCCAGTAGCTCCGTCAAGCCCACTTGATCCGGCTAATCCAGTTGCACCTTGAAGTCCGCTGGCACCGGTGGCACCAGATCCGGTTGCACCAGTTAATCCAGTGGCACCATCCAATCCGGTGGCACCAACAGAACCAGTAGCACCTGTAAATCCTGTTGCACCAGTAGATCCATCTAATCCAGTAGAACCAACAGAACCAGTAGCACCAGTGAATCCAGTGGCACCTGTAGCACCAGTTAATCCAGTGGCACCATCCAAGCCGGTGGCTCCTTGAGGGCCTTGAGGGCCTTGTGGTCCTTGTGGACCTTGTGGACCTTGCGGTCCAGTTGCACCTGCGTCTGGGTCTATCCAATATCGAGTACCATCAGCACCCGATGCTAAAATTTGTCCGCTGGCACCAGGAACACCCAAATTGGGTTCAGCATCCTGTGGTGCTAGCCACTCGGTCCGATCCGGTGCAGCTTCGTCCGGCGGAGTTGTTTGTACACGGCCTGATAACAGTCTAGCCATTATGGCACCACCGGTGTAAAGACACCTATGTTCTGGCTGGCAGGTGATTCATCTGCTGCAACCCATACATCAATCACATCAACGGCACTGGCACGAACTTGTATTTGGTCGCCATTGCCGGGTTCCTCAGTGGCAGTTTTGAGCAAGCTACGACCCTGCAAGGGAATATATGCAGTGTCTCTTGCAGGAATAACAGCTCGACCAGCAGCAACAGTTATGTTATCTTGTGTGAGAAAAATTACTTCTACCCACTGTTCTTCGTCGCTTTTGTTAACTGCCGACAGCGGAGTAAGAAAAAATATTTCTCCCGGTATTATTGCTCTGCTGGGAAAGTCGGGATCTCTTTCGGAATAAACTTCAGAAGGGTCCGGCACCGAATAATCCGGAGCATTTGCAAGAGGAATAGTTACATAGGAAGTTGTTACATCCGGATAAATGAGATTCAACGGTTTTCCAGTAGACGGTGTACGACAATATATTCTAGGCATTATTAAAAGCTCCTTGCAATAGCTGCTTTAGTGGCAATACGGTTAACTGCTTGTTCAAACGGTGGTCCAGACAATTCGCCTGTGTCAGCACTGATCTTCATGCCGCCGACAAATATAGCGTTGCCTTGATCATCTTGGCCGCTGGCAATAACTACGCCATCATTGAGTTCCACAATGCTTTCTTCAATGAGGCCTTCGTTTCTGACAGGAGGAATTTTGGTCAATGCCACACCAGACAAAACACCAGTCCAGGTGTGTCCAATTGCTGTGATAGTGGATGGTTGAGTTTGAAAAACTGTGTTGGTTAATGTTTCTTCCAAGGCAGTGACCAGCGCCGTAATGATCAAATCAGACTGTGCACCAACACCTGCCAGTGCTGTCATTTGATCGCGCATGTTGTTGAAAGAAAATATGAAAGCATCTTCTTTATCGGGAGAATATACTTTGTTGCCTTCGACATCAAAAAGACCGTCGGCAAAATTCAACATGGGCAGCTCATCAGCTGACTCCAGAACCCATCTTATACACTGCAAAAAATTAGCAGCGTCTAGACGTGTGTAAACTTCGTCCTCGGCATCCCACCCAAAAGTATAAACTTGTCCAGTAGCAGGATCAATTGTGGTGCTCAATGCTGTCCACATGTTGTCAATTATTGTAGCTTGTGCTGCTTCAATTGCTGCTTCGGCTGTGAGATCTATCACTAAAGTTACACCTGTTGTTTCTGTTGGGTCAACAATTGGTCGTGATCCTTCGCTCCACATGGTGTAATCACCAAACTGTGTACTACAAGCAGAAAGAACAATTTGGCCGCCGGACAAGGCAAGAAAATGCTTGTGTCCCCATAAACTGACTGCGTTAACTGCGTTGATCAATCCACCTCTTTTGGCACAATATCCTATGCCGTTCTGCGACACCGGGGTTGCACCCCATGTCATTATATTGGGGAAAACACTGTATGATGAACATATACCACCATCTGCTAGTGCAACACCTGCTCCTCGACCAACCAAGGGGTTGGGTTCTGGCACTGCATCTCTGTTGAGTGGCGGAGGCACAGTTGTCCAGTAGGGATTTGTTCTAACAGCAATTTTATGAGCATACGGTACACGAGTAATTATAGCACCCGGTCTGAATGATATAGCAAAACCTTCTGTGGGATCAGTTAAACTGTCCAATTGCCAATTTTCAAACAAAAATCCTTCAACAAAACATCCTGATCCTATACGAAATACATTTCGTTCTTCGAATCCTGGTGCAGGTCGGATAGCAACACTTCTATGCGCACATCTGATAACTGTGTTGTCTGGAAAATCTATATGCCCTTCTGTGACATATACTCCGGCTCCAACTTCAATTAGAGTGATAGTGGCACCAGCTACTCGTCTTTCTTCGGCAACTTCTACTGCTCGCTCAATGGTGGCAAAGGATTCTTCCCAACTTGTGCCCAGGTTGTCGTTGTTTCCAGTTGTTTGTACAAACAGCGTGTTGGTGATGGGAGAGGCTGCTGTTAGGTCAACAACTTCTTCGGATAAGCCTTGTTGCTGAATAGCGTACAGTTTAGCGTCATAGGTGTTGATTGCCACTTCGCCCAACTGGAGATCAGCAAGTTCAGGAACAGCGTTACCTACTGCGCTTTGTTTAAGTAAAATCGTATTTGCCATATCTTGCCTTTTCTCTAGTAGGTTCCGCCATTAATGACAGATTCTACATCTAACACTGCTAAATTGTTAGCATACATTGCATCAGCATAGACATTGCCTGCCACACCAGCTCCACCATCGATAATCAATGCACCAGTAATATTGCTAGTAGATACAGTTCCCACAGTGATGTTGGCACCTGTTGTAGAAAATACCACTGTATTGCCCAGTCCGTTAACGCCAACTAGAATATTTCCGTTGAGTTGAGGAATAGAAACGTTTGAAGTTCCGTTTTGTAATATTGTGGCTGCACCAATATTGGCAGTGACATTGCTTAAAAATTGTCCGTCGCCGAGATAGTACGTTGCAGTAATGACATCGGCTGTGATATTACCAGCTGTGATATTGCCAGTTATATTGCCAGTGATTTCAACATCCGAATCCAGAATGATTTTGTCGCCTGGATCCAGCGTTGTTATTGTATAATCACCTTTGATTCGCTTGTAGGTTGCCATCTATCGCCCTCGTTTCTTATTTAGCAATAAAAGCACGGTGCACGAAAGCGTCAGCTGATTGCCTTGGTTGACTGTTTCAAATATGCAGTTGGGCATGATTTATAAATCCTTTGGAGTATTTATGCGGTCTACAAAGTCTGCAATTGTGATACTGCCGAGGTTGTTGATTTTGGAAAATTCTGCAATAGGTGCAGTAGTATCGCCGTGTACCCGTATAAATTGTAAATTTGGATAGTCGGTTGTTACTGTTATCAATTGACGAATCCAGTTTCCTGTGTAGGTAGGCAAAGCTGTGGTTGCTTTATAAAATTCTGTACCAGCATACACATTGTTGAAATTTCCGGTGGAGTTGGGGCCTAAATCAAACCCCAGTAGATAAATTATCGTGTTGCCGTCCTCGGCAGCAATGCCAGCAGCAATGGGACCGCTACTGAATCCTCGATACTTTTGCGGAACAGCCTGTGCTCCAGTGCCGTTTTCTGGTCTGCGAGTGTAAAATCTATTGCGGGCTGGATAACCCGATGCTTGAATAGCCGCACTAATGGGTCGATCAGTGCTGACCAACACAGTGGGTGTATGTGTTCGATACAGAGCATTACACCCGTACACAGGACCAACACGCAACAACTGATCAACATCGATGTGACTACGACTTACACCATTACCTAACACAAAAGCAGCCATAAAAAATCCCCTCAGTATGTAGCTGAAGGGATTCCATAGTAATATAAAAATTACGAAGTGTAATTTTCTACAATTACCAGGTTCAAGTTGTTCTGCTGAGTAGCAGTGTTGTCTTGTCCTGTAGTGCCAGACTTGATTTCTGTGCCTTCGTCTGTGAAGAAGTTGGCTGCAAATCGAACGTTTTGTGATACTAGATTGTAAGCAAACCCGCCTGGAGCAGCACCACCAACTTCGCCGCCGGTGAAGTCATATGCATACTTGTTGGTCAACTTGCTGATCAACACTTCTGAACTGTCAGCGTCCAATGCAAAGCTGATGTTCATGTTGCCTTCTGTGACAGCGCCTTGGGCTTCGTTGGCCAATACACAAACGCCTTGCTCACCTGAGCTGGCACCTTGAACTAGATACTTTCTTGTGCCTTTTTGACGCACAATCCAACCATCTTCTTCGCTTTGTCCTGTGATGAAAACTCTGCACTTGACAACAGGATAAGCTGCTGTTGCAACACCACCACCGTTGCCTTCACCACCAACTACTCCAAGATACTGATCTGGGTTTAGTGTGGCAGGATATACAGGATTGGTCAACTGATCAACTGAGTTGAAACCAATGTCTTTGGTTGTGGATTTTTTAATTTTTAGTGGGCGACCCATTTTTTCTTTTCCTTTAAGAGTTAGGCGTTCTAGGCCTACGCGGTGGGGTACCGCATAAAACGCAACCATTTGCGTTGTATGATTTATTTAGTTGCGATCTTGTTATTATATACCAGCAGTTTAAGCTGCTGTTTGCCACGACTTTGAATAGTTATAAATCCATACTGGTCTTGTAATGGTATTGCTTTGAAACTCACGATTGCTGTTGTCGCTGGTGGCAGATTCAGTGGCTCTGCATTCAAACACATGATTGCTAAAAGTATCTTGTGCGCCGCCCGATACTGCTGATCCTTGTATCACATACTGTGCTACAGGACTGCGATAGCTCAACAGGTAAGGGTTCATTTCTCGACCACCTTGATCTGTTTCGGTTAGCCCGACCCAACTGACACCAAAACTATTGTAGCTGTTGCTGTTGGGCTGTCGAATCACCGACCATGATCCTGACACGACGATTCTACAAGCAGCTGACGGATATGTTTGGCCAGTGTCAGGATCAGTGTAAGCTGTGAGTTGATTTCCGATCACTGCTATTGGCCAATTTTGGGCTCGCAAGTGCAGGAGGCCACCGCTTACGGGATTGGGATGACCCAAACTGAGTCCAAAAGTGGCGCCGTCGTTGTAGCCGGCTTGACTGTAGCGCCAAAGACCCTGATCAACCACAGTTAAACCTGTGTTGGCTGTGAGTTCTGCTGATCCGGAATAGGGGGTGATGAATGTAGGCATTGTGTATTTAAGTATTTTTCTATTTGCAACAGTTGCTGACTAAGTTGAAAATTTATGGCCTTGTCAACTTATTCTAATCCAACCATACCGTACGGTCTGACTGCTACCGCTAGTGTTGTTGATACCAAAAGTAAACACATTGGTATTGGCCACTGCAGGAGCAGCATTGCTTATAGCACCTGCTGTGCCTATGATCTGAGCTGGTATACTGGTAAGCATGATAGGATTGCCAGCACCTTCGTAGTTCCAGGCAAACTGTTGACCTATCACTGGCACATTGGTATTGGATATACTTACTGTGGCATTCCACACAACAATGCCATTGGGTATGTTGCCTTGTACCCACATCTGATAGCTGTGGCCGCCATCTACTGTGAAACTGTAGTTGTTGGTGCCTGTAGTCACTGTCCAGGCACCCGAAGATTTAGTAGCTACATTGCCTGCTGTGCCGGCCACTGTCAAATTGCCCGAGACTGTGACATTTCCCGTAGTTGTAAATGTAGAAACATTGCTAATGTTGAATCCGTTGCCGTCAATATTGGCAGTCAACGTGCTAGAAAATATGCCAGTTGCGCCTGTGAGTCCAGTTGCGCCTGTGAGTCC